GCCAAACACGCCAATCCGCCAAGAAACACTTTTGTGTGCGACGCGCACCAGGCGCGCATCCTTGGCGTTCTGGGTCATGACATAACTAGTCGGCTAGCAACTTGCTATGTCATAGCCAAGACCGCCAAGAAATGACCGCGCAAGCTGGCGCGCCCGTCGGCATGGTGTTTTGTCGCCAAGATCGCCAAGCCAGGGCAAATGACCGCGCGCAATCCTGCACGCGCACGCGGTTGCGGGTGTCTGGCAGCGTGGGTAGGGGGGGGTGGGGGCCGACGGGCGCGTGACTGTCACGGGCAGGGTTCGCAAACAATTTTTATTTTTTTTGATATAACCCCACGCACACAATTTTTTGCATATTGCCCACGCACCCCGCAACGGTTACTGTCGCGCACCATGAGTTTCTACTCTCTGCCCTTTACACCTGAACGGCCCGAGGCAACCGAGGCGCGGTTGGAAGCCATATACGCAGCCGCGCGCTATGGCCTGAAGGGCGACAGCCTAGCGATGGCCGCTGGCCTGACACCCAGCCAGTACCGACGCCTTCAGGAGTTTGACCCGCTGGTCGAGATGGCCGAGATGAAGGGCCGCTCCGAGGGTGAGTTCAACGCCGCCAAGACGCTGTACGACGCCGCCGCCGCGGGCGACGCCAAGGCCGCGCTTGACATCCTCAAGCATCAGCATGGTTGGGTAGCCAAGCAGCAGATCGACGTAAACATCGACCAGCAGATATCTGTGATTGCGGCTTTGGAAAAAGCTGAATTACGTGTTATAGAAGGTCTCTATACGGAAGTGGAGGACGCACCAACGTCCTCCACGTTCCTGACCAACCAACAAGAGGACATTGTTGATGGCTACCAAACTGATAACGCAAGAGAGGCTGAAAAGTCTACTAGCGTATGACCCCGACACAGGCGTTTTTTGCTGGCGTACACAAACATCAAGCCGAACGCCTGTCGGCGCGCCCGCGGGGTGCTTAGACCACTACGGGTATGTTGTAATCCGTATCGATAAGATACTGTACAAGGCACATCGTTTAGCATGGCTGTACACGCACGGTGAATGGCCGATTAAAAACATCGACCATATAAATCAAACCCCCGGCGACAACCGGCTATGCAACTTGCGCGAGGCTAGCCAACATGAAAACAATCAAAACCGAAAATTGCAGCGCAATTCAACTTCTGGCGTTACGGGCGTAACCCTTCACAAAGCTACGCAAAGGTGGCACGCTCGCATACATACGAGCAATGGGTGTCGTAGTTTAGGGTACTACGACACCAAAGAAGCCGCGGCCAAGGTAAGGCGCGCGGCAGAACGGGAAATTTACCCTTTTAGGACGCAATATGCAGACGCCTAAATATAGTGCCACAGACGAAGTAGAGTTGATGAGTCGGCTGTGGGCGCCTAGCATCAAAAACGATCCTTTGGCGTTTGTGTTGACGGCGTACCCATGGGGCGAGGCAGGTTCGCCGCTAGAACACCATGTAGGCCCGCGTAAGTGGCAACGTCAGATACTGACCGATCTGCGCGATCATATCCGCGAAAACAACGGCAAAGTTGATTTTGACACCTTTCGTATGGCAGTGGCGTCAGGCCGTGGAATTGGCAAGTCGGCGCTGGTTAGTTGGCTTGTAATTTGGATGATGACTACCCGCATTGGCGGGTCTGTTATTGTGTCTGCTAACTCTGAAGCGCAGTTGCGATCAGTGACATGGGCAGAAATTACTAAATGGATGGCCATGTCAATTAACAGCCATTGGTTTGAAATAGCTGCTACTCGGATAATGCCCGCTAAATGGCTTACAGAAATTGTCGAACGAGAACTTCGCAAAGGCACGCGGTATTGGTCGTGCGAAGGACGCTTATGGTCTGAAGAAAACCCAGATGCATACGCAGGGTTGCACAATCACGATGGCGTGATGCTGATCTTTGACGAAGCGTCCGGTATCCCCGACAGCATCTGGTCGGTCAGTGACGGGTTCTTCACGGAGAACACGCCGCACCGCTTTCATATCGCGTTTTCCAACCCGCGGCGCAACACCGGGTACTTCTACGAAGCGTTCAACAGCAAGCGTGCGTTCTGGCGCACAAGCAACATCGACGCGCGGGATGTCGAGGGAACCGACAAGAACCTGTACCAGCGCATACTCGACGAGTACGGCGCGGATAGCTACCAGGCCAACGTAGAAGTCTATGGTCAGTTCCCGTCAGAAGGCGACGATCAGTTTATCCCGGTCAATCTCATCGACGACGCCATGAAGCGGCCACGGCAGAAAGACGAAACTGCGCCCATCGTCATCGGCGTCGATCCAGCACGCTTTGGATCGGATGCTACCGTCATCGCGGTGCGGCAGGGCCGGGACATCATCGACATCAAGCGGCTGCGCGGCGCGGACACGATGGAAGTCGTCGGTCACGTCATCGACGCCATAGAGGAGTACAAGCCTGCGCTAACCGTCATCGACGAGGGCGGCCTGGGCGCGGGCGTCGTGGATCGGCTGAAGGAACAGCGGTACAAGATCAGGGGCGTCAACTTCGGCAGTAAGGCCAAGAACCAGATCATGTGGGGCAACAAGCGCGCCGAGATGTGGGGCGCGATGCGTGACTGGCTCAAGACAGGCAGCGTGCCAGCGGACAGGTTTCTGAAGTCTGACCTAATCGGGCCTAAGACGAAGCCAGACAGCAAGGGTACGCTGTTCCTTGAGTCCAAGAAAGATATGCGCTCGCGCGGGCTGGCGTCGCCAGATGCCGCCGACGCTATCGCGGTGACGTTCGCGTTCCCTGTAGCGTCACGCGAAGGGCGCGTTGACAAGAAGCGCACGCACGCGTATTCTCCCGGCGGAGTTATCAATTCTTGGATGGGATCATAATTCAAATGGCTAAGATGCCCACCATGAAAATGCCGATGGGGCCAAAGATGCCCAAGCCCAAGGCCGAGATGGACGCCATCCCGCTGGCGCGCAAGCCTGTGCCGACTTCTGGCGGCAAGGACATCATCAGCATCACCACGCGGATGCGTGAGACGCCCATGAAGAAGGGCAAGTAAGATGCCTTTGGTCAAGTCGGCTGGCAAAGAAGCGTTCCGCAAGAACATCAAGGCGGAAGTAAACGCTGGTAAGCCGATCAAACAGGCTGTAGCGATTGCGTATTCGACGAAGCGCGCTGCGGCTAAAAAGGGTCAGAAGTAACAATATGGCTGATCCTACAGGCATGGTAGCGGCTGGAAAAGTCGCAAACGTAGGGTCTAACCCGGCAAAGTCGTCGAAGGACGACGACAACAAGATGGCCACCATGCGCCATCGCCTCCAGATGGCGCAGTCGGCGTACTCGGACAGCCGCGAGGATGAACTGGACGATCTGCGCTTTATGGCCGGGTCGCCAGACAACCAGTGGCAGTGGCCCGCCGACGTGTTGGCCACCCGCGGCGCGGTGCAGGGCCAGACGATCAACGCTCGCCCGTGCCTGACAATCAACAAGCTGCCGCAGCACGTCCGTCAGGTGACGAACGAGCAGCGCCAGAACCGCCCCAGCGGCAAGGTCATCCCGGCGGATGACAACGCCGACGTTCAGGTTGCGGAGATTTTCAATGGCGTCGTGCGGCACATTGAGTATATGTCGGACGCCGACGTGGCCTACGACACTGCCTGCGACAACCAGGTGACCTACGGCGAGGGCTACATCCGCCTGCTGACGGAATACTGCAACGACGAGACGTTCGATCAGGACATCCGCATTGAGCGGGTGCGCAACTCGTTCAGCGTCTATATGGATCCGACGATCCAAGACCCGTGCGGCGCGGACGCTGAGTGGTGTTTTGTCACCGAGGACATCCTGCGCGACGAATACGAGCGTATGTTTCCCGACGCATCGCCGATTAGCACGCTGTACAGCCAAGGCGTCGGCAACGATGGTCTGTCGTCGTGGCTTCAAGAAGACACGATCCGCATCGCGGAATACTTCTACAACACCTACGAAAAAGCCACGCTGCACCTTTACCCAGACAACCAGACTGCGTTCAGCGGCACGCCGCAGGACAAGCAGCTTACGGCGATGTTTGGCAAACCTATCCGCACCCGCATCGTTGACCGCAAGAAGGTCATGTGGATGAAGACCAACGGGTTCGACATTCTTGACGAGCGTGAGTGGGCGGGCAAGTGGATTCCCGTCGTCCGCGTCATCGGCAACGAGTGGGAAGTCGAAGGACGCCTGCACATCTCTGGCCTTGTGCGTAACGCCAAGGACGCGCAGCGGATGTACAACTACTGGACAAGCCAGGAAGCCGAGATGCTGGCTTTGGCTCCAAAGGCACCTTTCATTGGCTATGGTGGCCAGTTTGAAGGGTACGAGATGCAGTGGAAGACTGCCAATACGACCAATTGGCCGTATCTGGAAGTCAATCCCGACGTGACGGACGGCGCTGGCTCAGTTCTCCCCCTGCCCCAGCGCGCACCTCCTCCGTTGCCTCAGACCGGCTTGATCCAAGCCAAGATGGGGGCTGCTGACGACATCAAGGGAACAACGGGGCAGTACGACGCCTCGTTGGGCATGGCAGGCAACGAACGCTCTGGAAAGGCCATCCTTGCCCGCGAAAAGCAGGGTGACGTTGGCACTTACCACTACGTTGATAACTTGGCCCGCGCGATCCGCCACATTACCCGGCAGATCGTCGATATGATCCCCAAGATTTACGACACGCAGCGCATCGCCCGTATCATCGGCGTTGACGGCGAAGTCAGCATGGTCAAGTTCAACCCGGCCCAGCCGGAGCCGGTCAAGGAAATCCGCGACCAGAACGGCGGAATGATTGAGAAAATCTACAACCCCAGCGTCGGCACCTACGACGTGATGGTGACGACCGGCCCGGGCTACATGACCAAGCGTCAAGAAGCCTTGGATGCCATGAGCCAGATTTTGCAGACCAACCCGCAGCTTTGGTCGGTTGCTGGCGATCTGTTCATCAAGAACATGGATTGGCCAGGCGCTCAGGAGATGGCCGAGCGGTTTAAGAAAATTCTTGATCCGAAGGTTTTGTCGGAAGGCGACCAGTCGCCCGAGATGGCCGCTGCTGCACAGCAGATGGAAGCCATGACGCAGGAGATGAACCGCATGACGGACATCATCCAGAACGTGCAGGACAGCGTCGCCCAGCGCGAGGTGGACATCAAGGAGTACAAGGCTCAGGTAGACGCCTACGACGCCGAGACGAAGCGTATCAGCGCCGTGCAGAACAGTATGTCGCCCGAGCAAATCCAAGATATTGTCATGGGAACCATTGCCGCGGCTATGGACACTGGCGATCTGATTGGAGGCGCACCTGAGATGCGCGAAATGCCCAACATGGAACAGCCTGAACCCGCAGAAATGCCCGAAATGGGGGCTATGGAGCCTCAAATGCCCGAAATGGCACCTGAACAACCCCCCGAAGGAATGATGTAATGGCTGGCTGCGCCGATTTTGTAGGTATGCTGTTTCTGGCGCGGGATGTAGCCCATTCTGCGCACTTGAACACACGCAGCTACGCCAAACACATCGCTCTGAACGAGTTTTACGACGGTGTTATCGATTTGGCGGACAAGTTTGCGGAAGCCTATCAAGGCAAATACGGCTTGATTGGCCCTATCTCGCTCATGTCAGCCAAAAAGACCAACAACGTGGTCGAGTTTTTGGAAGGCCAAGTAGACGACCTTGACGAAATGCGCTACAAGGTTGTCGATAAGGATTGTACCCCGATCCAGAACATCATCGACGAGATTTTTGGGTTGTATTATTCAACGCTCTACAAACTGAAATTCTTGGCGTAAGGACTATTAAATGGCGGTCACGGTAAACCATTCGACGGCGGCAGATGGCACTTTTACCGCTACAGGTGCGGTTGCCTGGGACGCTAACCATACACTAGCCGGTACGCTTGAGGTAAGCAACGGTGGCACCGGGATAACTTCGTTTGGCACAGGCGTAGCTACATTTCTCGGCACACCGTCATCCGCAAACCTAGCTGCTGCTGTTACGGATGAGACTGGCACAGGGGCGTTGGTGTTTGCCACAAGCCCTGCCCTAGTAACTCCGGTTCTTGGCGCCCCAACGTCAGGGACGTTGAGCAACTGCACAGTCGATGGCACAACCTCTGTTGGTTTTAGAACCATCCCACAGAACAGCCAGAGTGCAAATTACACACTGGTTTTAGATGATTCCGGCAAACACATTTTTCATCCGGTGGCAGACAACAATGCCAGAACATTCACAATCCCTGCCAACGGCAGCGTTGCCTTTCCTGTTGGTACGGCAATTACGTTTATCAATATGGCGGTGGCAAACGTCACGATTGCCATCACGACAGATACACTAACCTTGTCCTCCGCAGGCACCTCCGGTTCACGCACCTTGGCCACAAACGGGTCGGCTACGTGCATTAAGATCACGTCTACTCAATGGTTGATTTCAGGGAGTGGTTTGACATGAGCGGCGCACTACAAGCCGTATACATGAACCAGCGGTCATTTGGACCAACTCAACAGTTTATTGCTGTAGCGCACGACGCATCCCCCTACGTCACTGCCTACCCATGGAGCGGTAGCGGTTTTGGCACTAAGTTTGCTAATCCGGCCACGCTGCCAACTGGAAGTGGCAATGACGTAACCTTTACCTCTGCAGGGGACGCTATTGCCGTAGCGCACAGCACGACCCCGTTCATCTCTACCTACCCATGGAGCGGCAGCGGCTTTGGCGCTAAGATTACTAATCCAGCTACGCTACCGACCGGCGCTGGCATAGACGTAGCCTTTACCTCCGCGGGCGACGCTATCGCCGTAGGGCATCTAAACTCGCCTCGTATTAGTACCTATCCGTGGAGCGGTAGTGGCTTTGGTACTAAGTTTGCTAACCCCGCTACGTTGCCGGGCGGTACTGTTTACAGCGTAGCCTTTACTACGGCAGGCAATGCCATTGCGGCATCGCACGACGTTTCCCCATTTATCTCAGTTTATCCATGGAGCGGAAGTGGGTTTGGCACGAAGTTTGCCAACCCAGCTACGCTACCGAACGGCGCTGGCGCTGTAGCATTTACTACAGCAGACGATGCCATTGCCGCGGCGCAACTTAACTCACCTTACATTGGTGTTTATCCATGGAGCGGCAGCGGTTTTGGTACAAAGTTTGCTAATCCGGCCACGCTACCGACCGGCGCTGGCAATACCGTAACCTTTACCTCCGCAGGCAATGCCATTGCCGTTGCACATTTAAACTCGCCTCGTATTATTGCCTATCCGTGGAGCGGTAGCGGTTTTGGCACTAAGTTTGCTAATCCGGCCACGCTGCCAACTGGAGATGGCTACGGCGTGGCATTTACCTCCGCAGGGGACGCTATCGCCGTAGCGCACGACACGACCCCGTTCATCACCGCCTATCCGTGGAGCGGCAGTGGTTTCGGGACTAAGTTTACCAATCCGGCTACGTTGCCAACCGGCGCTGGCTACGGCGTGGCCTTCGGCGCAATTTAGGGGACACAACACATGACCACTATCAACGAGGAACGCATCAAGATCATCACCGACGCCTACGAGCAGCGTAAGCGCGAAGTGATGCACCACCAGATCAACATCGACAATTACCAGTTGGCGCTGGTTGAGATTGCCGAGAACTACGCCGATAACCCTGCTATGGCCGAGTTTGCCAACCGCCTGCACGAACTGCTGGGTAGCTCGCTTGTTGAGCAGGCAAAAGAAATCATCATGCGTGATGTTATGGCCAAGCAACTGGAGGCTAACTGATGTTCTACTACCTAAATCCCCCCGGCGGTTTGGCAGTGTATCCCTACACCCTGACCGATCTGCGCCTTGCTAACCCTGGCGCTGGGTTTCCTGTAGACATCACCGACGCCGTTGCGGCGGAGTATCACTGCTTCCCGGTGCAGCCGACCACTCCGGACAACGCCCCGACTGGCAAGAAGAACGTGCGCGCCGCGCCTGAACTAGTAAATGGTGCATGGTCTGAACGCTGGGCGCTGGCCGACCTTACCGCCGATGAAACCGCCGCACAGTGGGCTGCCGTGCGTGCCGAGCGCAACGGCAAGCTGGCCGATTGCGACTGGACACAGCTTTCTGACGCCCCAGTGGACGACCTTCAGTGGGCCGTTTACCGCCAAGCCTTGCGCGACGTGCCAAATAGCCAGAGCGACCCATTCAACGTTGTTTGGCCGTCAACCCCCGCATGATCGCGCTAGGATAAACACATGAGAAACCAAATTAAAACAACGCGCAAAACGAGTTTGTAGGTCATGGGGCCTTTTTTTAATGGAACTTTCTTTTCTGGCGGGTTTTTTGGGGCTATAGTATCCTCTGCACAAGACCTGTTTGTTAAAATTCGCTCATTTACCGAGCGCAGGAGATTTTGATGGCTATAAATCTTAAAGCAATCACAAGCTGCATGGGCTACCAGCAGATTTCAACTCTTAGTTCTGCTCAGAGTTTGACCGTACCAGAAACCAACCCGGTTACGGGCTTGAAAGTCATGCCTACCATTGCGCTTATTACGCCCGAAACCAACGGCGTTAGGTGGCGCGATGACGGCGTAGCGCCCACGGCTTCCGTGGGTATGCCTCTTGCTGCTGGCGTTTCGCTTCAGTATGATGGCGATCTCAAAAATATTAAGTTTATCGAGCAAACTGCATCGGCTAAAATCAACATCAGCTACTACGTTTAAAGGCCCGCGTGTAAGCGTTTCAGAATAAAGTTGCGGTAATTAACGCATAAGGACGCGATATGGTTTCTCTTTCCCCCCTTGCTGGCGCTGGCTGGCAAATTTTTAACAATAACGGCGTTCCGCTTGCGGGGGGTAAGCTGTATACCTATGCGGCAGGAACCACCACGCCAACCACAACTTACACCAGTAGTGATGGGTCTATACCCAACGCAAATCCTATTATCCTAGACAGCGCGGGGCGCGTTAGTGAACAAGTTTGGCTAGATTCAACTGCCAGCTACAAATTTACGCTTGCCACATCGTTAGACGTTACGCTGTGGACTAAGGATAATATCAGCGGGATCGTGACGTTTGCCGATCTAGCTAACTATGTCACGATCATTGAGTTGGATGACCTTACCGTCAATAGCATCGCGGAACTGCGCACGGTTCCTATTGCCGATCTTGTGCAAGTGACCGGATATTATACGCCTGGCGACGGCGGCGGCGGTGCATTTTGCTGGGACGCTGCTTCAACTGCGGCTGATGACGGCGGCATCTACATTTTGCCAACAGGCCATGTTGGTGCTGGACGGTGGAAGCGTCTTATTGACGGGCTGGTAAGTATTTTGGCCTTTGGAGCCAAGCGCGACGGCGTGACCGACAATACGGCAATTTATGTCACGGCGTTGGCCGCTGAAGTGCCGCTTCTGTTTCCTTCGGGAACGTACATAGGCAATATGGTCATTAAGCGTGACTTTGCGCAGATCGAGGGTGAGCAATATCGCGATACCATTTTGTCGCCGCAGACAGCCGCAAACCCTGTTATTTTGATTGATGGGGATGCAACTGGCTATGGCCGTCCGTTGCAAAAAACATATTTGACTAACTTCTCTATTGTTGGAAGTGCTAACGCTGGCGACGGCATTAAAATCAACGGAACATCAAACACTAACGGTTGCGACTATATGAACTGGTCGCAACTTTTTATCTTTGATTGCCGTTACGGTATCAATATTGCGGGCCGTTCAATTTGGAACAGGTTTGATGACATTGAATGTTATGGTAATATAGATGGTTTTCATGCTGAGACAGATCAAGCGTGTAATGCTTGGTCTGTAACTGCATTGCGCACAGAATCAAATAAACGTCACGGTGTGTTCATAAAAAGCATTGATACACTTTTTGGTGGATTTTTTGCTTTTTCGTTTGATATGTTGGAGAGCGGTTTCAACGGAACTGACATTACGCAAGCGGTATCTTACGGCGTATATTTAGAAAACGCCGACGAAGTTAGTATTGGATCGCTTTATGTTGAAGCCAATGGCGCGGCGCTGACTTCCGGCAACGGTTATGGTATGCGCTTGGCCGGTGACCATGTGCGCGGGCTTACCATTGGCACAATTATTGCTCTCGACCACAAATATCCATTTTACGCTGATGGGTTTAAGAAAACTGGTTTTATCAATTTTATACGTTCCAACGTCATCAACGGCGGCGTGGCTGGCGTAACGCTAGATACATCTTTTGAGGCAACCGATGGGCGTATAGATTTTGGCACCGTATATGGAGCGCCTATTAGCCGACTTTTTGATGCAAACGGAAATTATGGCTCTGGGCGAACAATTATTTCGCCGCCAAATTACCTCACAGCCGCCGCCGCAACGTCTAGCGGCTTAGACTTTTCTTTCATTGACCGTATTACCGTTAATACTGCGGCAGGCGCGGCCACACCAGCAACCATTTCAGGGATACAGCCGGGATCGCAAATATCAATTTTTGCACTTGGGGCCAACACTGTCACGGTTCCGGCAGCGGCAATGCTGTTTGGCGTTGCCAATGTCATACCCGCGAACACTTTGCGCAAGTTTGAAGCGTCAGGGTTTCCAACACCAGGCAAGTTAATTCCTTTTGGGTAAGCAGAAAAGCACAACTTTGGCGAATCAAAAAGGTTCTATATATGGCTGACCAGAAAATTTCTGAACTTACCAACGCGGCAACGCCGCTTGCGGGTACTGAAGTTTTGCCCATTGTCCAGAGCGCAGCGACCGTAAAAGTAACTGTAGCAGCGCTTACATCTGGGCGCGCGGTAAGCGCGGCTAGTTTGGCTTTAACGACTGCATTGCCTGTTACGAGCGGCGGCACAGGAGCCACGACAGCTACTGGAACTGGTTCCGTGGTGCTGGCTACGTCGCCGTCGCTTACCACACCGACCCTTGGGGTTGCCAGCGCGACTCTCATCGCCGCCGGTCTAGGTGCGGTTAGCACTCCTGCGTACACATTCACGGGCGACCTTAACACTGGAATGTGGTCGCCTGCTGCGGACACGATTGCCTTCAGCGAAGGCGGCGCAGAGGTCATGCGTATTGACAGTTCAAGCAATGTTGGGATTGGAACAACGTCGCCCGGCGTAAAACTGCATGTATCCGCCAATGGCCCCTGCATTAAAACCGATGGGACTAATTCTAGTGCTATTATAGCCGATGTGCAGATTACCAGATCGTCTTCTGGCACTGCCGTACAAAGCGGCCCAAACATTACGTTTACGGACGGCACGGCTAACAACAATATAGCCATTCAAAACAGCCAAGGAAATCTTGCTTTCTGGAATTTTGGAAGTGCTACGTGGTTAGAGCGTATGCGTATCGCTAGTACCGGCAACGTTGGGATCGGCACAAACGCGCCTAGTGTAAAGCTACACGTTTCAAATAATGGCGCTGCCATTAAGACCGATGGAACTGACTCTACCAATATTTCACCCGATGTGCAGATCGCCAGATCGTCATCTGGCACCGTTATCCAAAGCGGCCCAAACATTACGTTTGCCGATGGTACCGATAACAACACCGTAGCTATTCAAAACAGCCAAGGAAACTTAGGTTTCTGGAATTATGGGAGTGCAACATGGCTGGAGCGCGTGCGTATAGGCGCGCTCGGCAGCGTTGGAATTGGAACAAGCACTTTAACTGCAAAGTTAAATGTATCGACTGATGGGTCTGCAATTAAGACAGATGGGGCTAGTTCTGCTAATATCGTGGCAGATGTGCAGATCGCCAGATCGTCTTCTGGCACCGCTATTCAAAGCGGCCCAAACATTACGTTTGCCGATGGTACCGATAACAACACCGTAGCTATTCAAAACAGCCAAGGAAACTTAGGTTTCTGGAACTTTGGAAGCGCAACTTGGTTAGAGCGTATGCGTATCGACGCGCTTGGAAACGTATCTGCCGGAGTTGCATCTCTCGCCACTACAGCTACCAATGGCTTTCTATATATTTCAGCTTGCGCAGGTATTCCTACAGGAACGCCGACATCTAAAACTGGTTTTGCTCCAATGGTCGTCGATAGCACCAACAACAAGTTGTATGTTTACATCGGCGGCGCTTGGCGCGTGATGAACTGATATTGTTGCCAAGCTGCAACGTATGCTGTAGTTTGGCCGATAACCGTACTGGTGAGGCTCACCAGGAACTCTTAGGAGTTACACATGGACGAAAATGTTCCTGACGTAGCGGATGCCTCCGCGCCAGAACTGGAAGCCACGGCAGCACTCCAGCCTGTAGAAAACACGACGCCGGAAACGCCTGCCGAGCAGGAAGCATCCAAGACTTTCTCGCAAGAGGAACTTGATGCAATTGTCGGTAAGCGACTTGCAAGAGAACAGCGCAAGTGGGAACGCGAGCAAGCCCAAAAGCTGGAAACGGTTCAAGCGCAGAAACCAGCGGCAACGCCTTCTGATCTTAGCCCAGACCAGTTCAACACCTACGAAGATTATGCTGACGCTTTGGCGGAGTATAAAGCGGAGGAGTTGCTGGCAAAACGGGAAACCGCCAGGCAGCATCAGGACTTGCTCTCGCAATACCACGACCGTGAGGAATCAGCGCGGGATCGGTACGACGACTTTGAACAGGTCGCCTACAACCCCAAGCTATCCATTACGGAAGCAATGGCGCAAAGCATCCAAGCCTCGGACAACGGCCCAGACGTACTCTACTATCTCGGCTCGAACCCCAAGGAAGCGGATCGCATTGCCCGACTGCCGCCTATCTTGCAGGCAAAAGAGATCGGAAAACTTGAAGCCGGTATGGCCTCAAGCCCGCCGGTTAGAAAGACTTCAACCGCCCCGGCACCGATTGCACCTGTCACTGCCCGCGCTGCTAACGCGCCCACATACGATACAACCGACCCTCGTTCGACAAAGTCAATGAGTACATCGGAATGGATCGAAGCGGAACGGCGGCGGCAGATCAAGAAGTACGAGGCACAACGCAACCGCTAACTTAGGAATACATCTATGTCTAACTCGATCCTTACTATCGACATGATTACGCGGAAGGCTCTGGAAATCCTGGAGAACAACCTCGTGCTTACCCGCAACGTCAACCGCCAGTACGACGACAGCTTTGCTGTTGAAGGCGCGAAGATCGGCTCCACCCTCCGCATCCGTCTGCCGGATCGCGCCCTCGTCACGGACGGCGCTGCCCTTCAGGTGCAGGATGACAACGAGCAGTTCACCACGCTGACGGTTGCCAACCAGAAGCACATCGGCGTGAACTTCACGACCGCTGAACTGACGATGCAGCTTGACGATTTCGCCGAGCGCGTTCTCAAGCCGCGTATCTCGCAGCTTGCTTCGAGCATCGACGCTGACGTTGCCAATTCGTTCAAGACCATCGGTAACTCGGTTGGCACCCCCGGCACGACCCCAGCCACGTCGCTGGTGTTGCTCCAGGCCCAGCAGAAGCTGAACGAGAACGCTGCTGTCATGTCGCCGCGTTATGCTACCGTCAACCCAGCAGCTAACGCTGGCCTGGTTGAAGGCATGAAGGGTCTGTTTAATCCGACCGACACCATCAGCAAGCAGTTCAAGAACGGCATGATGGGTACGGGCGTGCTTGGCTACGACGAAATCAACATGTCGCAGTCGATCAAGCAGTTCACCACCGGCACCCGCGCCGCTACAGGCACGGTTACCGGCGCTGCTGTAACGTCGGAAGGTGCTACCACGCTGACGCTGACTGTCGGTTCGGGTGAAACCATCGTCCCCGGCGATGTGTTCACGATTGCTGACTGCTTTGCCGTCAACCCGCAGACCCGTGAAAGCACCGGCTCGCTGTTCCAGTTCGTTGCGCTGTCGTCTTCGACCGCGACCACGACTGCTACCGTGACCGTGGCTGCTATCTACTCGGCTGCTCATGCACTCGCCACTGTCAGCACTCTGCCTGCTAACGCTAAGGCAGTCGTGTTTGTCGGCGCGGCTTCGTCGCAGTACGCCCAGAACCTTGTGTACCACAAGGACGCGATTACTTTCGCCACCGCCGATCTTCTGCTTCCGCAGGGCGTCGATATGGCATCGCGTCAGGTTCACAACGGCATCAGCCTGCGCATTGTTCGTCAGTACGACATCAACAATGACCGTATGCCCTGCCGTATTGACGTTCTGTACGGCTACAGCACGATTCGTCCGCAGATGGCTTGCCGCGTCTGGGGCTAACCTAATCGGCCCCCGGTTTGCCGGGGGCCACTCATTTTGAAAGGAATATACTATGGCAATTCCCAATGGCGCTGGCGGTTATCAGGTCGGCGATGGCAACGCTAATGAAATCCTGTTTGCGCCTTCGGCTATCCCGACCGCGTACACTGCTGGTGTGACCCTGACGACCAACGATTTGGCCGGTGGCCTTGTCGTTTACACGTCGTCAAGCACTGCCAACCTTGTGCTGCCAACGGCTGCGCTTACGGACGCTGATTTCAGCAGCGCCCGCGTTGGCTCGTCGTTTGACATCTCGCTGATCGCAACCAGCACGGGCGTCCCAACCATTACGGTTGGTACGGGCTGGACGCTGGTTGGCGTCGGTACGGGGGTCGCATCTAAGAGCGTCCTGTTCCGCGCGGTCAAGACTGGCGACGCAACGTACAATCTGTACCGCATCGCTGGCTAATCGGTTTGCCCCGGCTTCGGTCGGGGCAACCTTTTGAGGAGTATTACAATGGCTAATACAAAATCTATCGGCGTAGCGTTTCTTGACCAGGACATCATCGGCGCACAGTATCTCTTGGCCGACGAGCAGATCGGCTACACTGCTGCCGCACAGGGAACTGTCACGCAGGCCACCAGCAAGTCTACTGGCGTCACGCTGAACAAACCAGCAGGCGTCATTACGATGAACAATGCGTCTTTGACTACTGCCACTAACGCTACGTTCACGCTGACCAACAGCTTCATTTCTGCAAATGACACTGTTGTTCTTACTATCTCGGGTGGGCAGGCAACCGCTGGTTCGTACAACGTGTTTGCTAATTCGCTGGCTGCTGGCTCTGTCAGCATCAGCCTGCGCAACATTTCTGGCGGTACGCTGTCGGAAGCAGTAGTGATAAACTTTGCGATCCTTCACTGCGTCTAATAGGGTGGACGGTCTTCGGGCCGTCCATTTTACAGGAATTTTATGTCTGTCATTTACATGGTTCACCCGTCGCACGGGGCAAAAGTCGCTATCTCAGATGAAGAAGCGAATTATGATGCAATGAGCGGCTGGCAGCGGTATGATATCAATACGTCAACCGTGTTGGCGGACGATGACGACGACGAGTCTGTCAACGAGATGGCGGCACCTAAGCGGCGTGGACGCCCCCGCGCGAAGCAGGAAAGCTAACCAATGCCCAGCGCCATCTACGCGATTGTAAACTCTAAGACTTCCGATATGTATGTGGGGTCTGCGGTTGATGTCGCGCGGAGATGGCGTCGCCATACCCACGATCTTCGTAAGAACATACACGCTTGCCAGCACCTACAAAACGCTTACCATAAGTACGGCGCTACTGCGTTTGATTGGAAGATTATCGAGTCTGTTGACCGCAAAGAAGATTTAATTCAGCGCGAGCAAGTTTGGCTAGATTTTTTTCGCCCCGTGTACAACAAACGCCGCATAGCAGACTCGTGCCTTGGTTTGAAACGATCCCCAGAAGCACGCGAGAAAATGCGGCAGTCGCACCTTGGCAGCAAACAATCTCCCGAAACGATTGCAAAACGGGCGGCTGCTTTGCGGGGGGTACCGCGGTCGCCTAAAGTTCGCGCAAAAATTAGCGCGTCACACATCGGCATAAAGCCTTCTGTTGAAGCAAGGTTAAAAATGTCGGCGTCCGCCAAGCAAAGGAAGATCAAATGAGCACGGCCACCGCGGGTGACATCATCAACGGTTCTTTGCGCCTGCTGGGCGTTTTGGCTGAGGGCGAAGTTCCCTCGGCGGAAACGTCGCAAGATGCTTTGATGGCAATGCAACAAATGATTGAAAGCTGGAACACTGAACGGTTGTCGGTGTTCTCCACACAGGATCAGGTGTTCACATGGCCATCGGGAGTGCTGTCACGCACGCTGGGGCCGTCAGGTAACTTTGTCGGTAACCGCCCTGTGCTGCTCGACGATAGCACCTACTTCCGCGACCCAGGCACAGGCGTCAGCTACGGCATCAAGTTTATCAACCAGCAGCAGTACAACGGCATCGCGGTCAAGACGGTTACCTCGACCTTTCCGCAGGTCATTTTCGTCAACATGACGTTCCCCGACATTGAGATGTACATCTACCCGCGCCCCACACGCGATCTGGAATGGCATTTTATCTCTGTCGAAGAACTAACGCAGCCTGCAACGCTGGCTACCACGCTGCATTTCCCGCCAGGGTATCTGCGCGCTTTCCGGTACAATCTTGCTACGGAGATGTCGCCTGAGTTTGGTATGGAACCATCCTCACAGGTTATGCGCATTGCCATGACCAGCAAGCGCAACCTCAAGCGCATCAATAACCCCGACGACATCATGTCCATGCCCTACAGCCTTGTGGCGTCGCGGCAACGGTTTAACGTGTACGCTGGGAACTACTGATGAAAACGCCGATCTTAGGGTCGGCGTATGTCGCCCGAAGCGTCAACGCCGCAGACAACCGCATGGTCAACCTCTTTCCGGAAGTCGTTCCGGAAGGCGGCAAGGAGCCTGCGTTTCTTCAGCGTGCGCCTGGCCTCAACTTCTTGCAGACAGTTGGCACCGGCCCTATCCGCGGGCTGTGGGCGCACCAAACCAACGGCGCGGACTTTTACGTCGCGTCAGGTAGCGGGTTCTATAAGCTGACTGGCCTCACGGCTACTCCAGAATTTCTTGGCGCAATTAGCGGCACTGGCCCCGTGTCCATTGCAGACAACGGCACGCAGATTTTTATTGCCTGCAATCCTGACAGCTACATCTACAACGAAAGCACGGGCGCGTTTGGGCCAATCACTGACCCTGACTTTCCCGGCGCGGTCACAGTGTCGTATTTGGACGGCTACTTTGTGTTCAACCAGCCAAACAGCCAGAAGATATGGGTGACGCAGTTGTTGGACGGCACCAGCATCGACCCGCTGGATTTTGCCAGCGCAGAAGGTTCGCCTGACGGTGTTGTTGCGGTATTGACTGATCACCGCGAACTGTGGGTGTTCGGCACCGACACAACTGAAGTCTGGTACAACGCGGGCTTGTTGGACTTCCCGTTGGTTCGCATCCAAGGCGCGTTCAATGAACTCGGCTGCGCGGCCCCGTATTCTGTCGCCAAGATGGACAACCAGATTTACTGGCTGGGCAAAGACGCCCGTGGTCAGGGTATGGTCTATCGTGCCTCTGGCTATATTGGCCAGCGCGTCTCAACGCACGCTATCGAATGGCAGCTTCAGCAGTACAGCAATATCTCGGACGCTACCGGCTACACATACCAGCAGGATGGCCATAGCTTTTATGTGCTGAACTTTCCCAGCGCAAACACGACGTGGGTGTTTGACGTAGCGACGGGCGCTTGGCATGAGCGCGCGGCGTTTGCCGATGGCGTATTCTACCGTCATCGCGCCGATAATATGTGCAACTTCGGCGGCAACATCATCGTCGGTGATTATCAGAACGGCAACATCTACACGTTTGATCTGGACGTATATGCCGACAACGGCCAGCCGCAGAAATGGCTGCGGTCGTGGCGGGCGCTGCCAACCGGCGCTAACAACCTGACCCGTACCATTCAGCACGCCATGCAGCTTGACTGCGAGACAGGCGTTGGCCTTACCGGGCAACGCCCTGAAACAGGGCTTCTGTTAGCAGAGAATGACGACTTCTTGCTAACCGAAGATGGCAAGTATATTGCGCTGTCGTTTAATGTTGTGCAGGGCAGTGACCCACAGGCCATGTTACGCTGGTCGGATGACGGTGGCCATACATGGTCAAACGAACACTGGAAGCCGATGGGCATGATTGGCCAGTTTGGCTACCGCACGATCTGGCGGCGTCTCGGCGCTACCATGAAGATTCGCGACCGGGTGTATGAAATATCGGGTACAGACCCTGTGCGTGTCTACATCATGGGTGCTGAGTTGATACTGAGCGGGACGCGGGCCTGATGGTTGCCCCGATTAACCCTACGCAGCTTACGCCGCCGCGCGTCGCGTTGATCGACGAGCGGTCAGGCGCAATCAGCCGTGAGTGGTATCGGTTCTTTCTGTCGCTGCTGACGGCTACGCAGACCAACCAATCTGAGACAGAACTCTCGCCTGACACGTCGTCGCTGTTGGCGTCCTACGACGCCATGCTGGCTGATCTTGCGCAGACAACAGAGACGCAGCCAGATGCAAACGCCGCTGCGGCGTCGCTCACGGCTGAATTGCAAGCATTGA